ATATGCTAAGGAATAGTAGGATAGGGCTATATGTAGCTAATTCTGCTAAGGATGAAGATGCTAAGAATGCAATAGTAAATCTAGCTCAAGCTGCTATGCAGAATGATAAGGCTACTCTGGGAGATATTATTAAGGTTATGAAGTCTAATAGTCTTCAAGATGTAGAAGAACAATTAGCTGTAGCTGATGCTCATGCACAGCAGAGAGAAGATGCTATTGCACAAAGACAGCAACAGCATGAGAAGGAAATGCAAGCTATGGTTGCACAGGCTGAGACTGATAGACATAAGAATGCTATTGATGAGATAATAACGAAGGCCAGAGAAGATAGGCAAACTAAGAAGGAAGTAGCAGCTATTACAGCATTAGGTTTTGCAGAAGATAAAGATGTGAATGATAATATTACACCAGATGTATTGGAAGTGGCTAAGATACAGGGAGACTTGGCTATTAAGGGCCAGAAGGCAGCAACAGAAGAGAGGAGTCAGTCATTGGAAGAGCAGAAATTTCAACATCAGAAGGCTCAGGATGAGCATCAGAAGAAGATAGATAAAGAGTATGTTGAAATTGATAGGAAGAAAGCAAGCAAACCTACTGGTCAAAAATAGGTGTTTGCTCTATAATCATTTAATCAAATAGTTCAGTTTCAATCTGAATAAAAGTTCAGTTTAAATCTTAAATTACAACAGGTTATGGCAAAGAATGTACTAGCTACCTTCCCACTTGACGATGGGGAAGAAAGCTTCTTCGGAGTAAAGGCTGATGCAGGGTTCAGCCAGAGTCACATAGACAAGATAATCAAAGAGGTAAAAGAGGAAGGAGATGTTACAGAGGATGAAGATGATGATGCAGGGGAGAAAACTAGGTTAGATGATGACAAAGCTAAGGCTAAGAAGGCTAAGGCTAAACCAGAGGATGAAGGTGAAGGTGAAGATGAGGGAGAAGAAGATGTGGATTTCACCTTTGATGATAAAGAACCTAGTACAAAACCTAAAGCTAAGTCAGATGAAGAAGACGAAGCAGAGAAGAAGAAAAGAGAAGCTGCTAAGAGAAGAGAAGAGATTGAGGAAGATGATGATGAGGAAGATGATGATGATAATAAGGATAAGAAGGAAGATGGAAGAGCTAAGGATACCGCTAAGCCTAAGGCAAAGGCTAAAACTGATGAAGAGGATGATGAAGGAGACAGAGATGTAGATGAGGAAGAACTGAAGCTATTTACAGCTTTAGCTGAGGATTTGAAGGATAGGGGATTCTTCAAGGCTGTAGAAGTTAAGAAGAATACTAAGTTCGATGAAGAGAATTTCTTTGAAGCTGTAGATGGTGAAGTAGAAGGTAGAGTACAAGAGACCTTTGAGGCTTTCTTTGAGGAAATGAGTGATGATGGAAAGAGGTATCTAAAGTTTCTTAGAGATGGTGGTAATGAGGTAGATTACATTAACCACATGCGTCAGCCCTTGGACTTTAGTAAGTTTGATGAGAACAATAAGAAGCATGTTGCTAATGTGCTTCGGTACTATATAACAAATGTTGAGCAATTAGAGGCAGATGAGCTGGAAGATAGGATAAAATACATACAGGAGAGCGGAAAAGAGAGGGATTATGCTACAAGATGGAATAATAAGCTAAAAGCTACACATGAAAAGAAGGTTAAAGCCATAGAGGATGCTGTAAAGGCTAAGAAAGCCCAAGAAGATGCAGATACTCTAGAGTTTAACAAGGAAATTAAGGAAGTTCTTGATAAAAGCGATGAAATTAATGGTATAGAGATAGCTGATAAGAAGAAAATCAACGACTATATCACTAAACCTACTGTAAAGGTTGGAAAGAACAGGTTTGTACCACAGTTATTTGTGGATATACAGAAGGTACTAGCTGCTAACACCCAAAAAGACAAGAGAAAGTGCATCCTACTGGCACAGATACTCACTAATGACTTTGATTTCTCTGATATAGTGGCAGAAAAGGAGACAAAGACCTTGAAGAAGGCACAATCTAGAGTGAAAGAAGCCAGAGTAAGTGGGTTTAAGGGTGGTAATCTAAGAACAAATGGTGTTAAATCATTAAGTGATTACATAGATTAATTAAAAATAAATAACAATGGCGAGACTAAACAACAAACTTATCACTAAGCAGATGCCTTGGCACGCTAATATGACAGAGTTAAACCACTTAGGGGCTGCTCTATTGGCTAAGCCTACAGTATTTGAGGGTAAGATGAACCAGTTATTTACCGCTACAAGATACTCTGACAATCCATTGTCAACACTTCTGGCAGGTAAAGCAGAGAAGACAATTACAACAACACAGTGGGAATGGGATATGAAGGGAGCTTCTGTAAGACCACTGGTACTTGTTGAGAATGTTGAGCCTGATAGTAATACTACACCGGGAAAATGGAAGCAGAACTTCAAGATGAAACTTGATGAAGACTGGTACATTCCAGGTGATGTTATCCATCCAGGTACTTCTAACAAGAAGTTACAGGTTAGGATACAGAGTCAATCATTTAAGCATGGTAATGGGCATATCTATGAGGTTAGAGGTATGAGTGACGACCCTCAATGGTTTATGCCACCACAATACCTACAGCCCGGACAGCAATGGGCTAAGTTGTTCTCACAGTATGAAGAAGCTGCTGAACAATCAGGTAGCACACAGTATAGCCTTCCTATTAGCTTGGCTAGCAGGATGGGTAGGTACAGAAAGAAATATCGTGTAACAGGTGATGCTGCACAGGAAGTTCTTGCTGTAAAGATACCCGATAATAAGGGTAGACTGCATGATAGCTGGATTAAGTATGCAGAAGTGGAATACTGGGAACAATGGTATAGAGAGCTTGAAAGAGGCTACTGGTATAGCCGTAGTACAGATACTGTATTAGGTGCTAATGGTAGACCTATTTACTCTGGTCCAGGGGTACAAGAGTACCTTGAGGATAGCCATGTACACTACTATTCTGTTCTTACAGCTAGACTTGTAGAGGAATATCTTATGGATATTTTCTACTCTAGGGTGAAACCTGGGAAGGCTAGGCATATTAAGGGCTTTAGTGGGGAGTATGGAATGATACAGTTCCACAGAGCTATACAGGATTGGAATGAGAAGAGGAAAGGGTTTATTCAGGTAGTTGACCAAGTATTTATCAATAAGACTACTTCTGCCTATCATACTAATGCTTTGGAAGCAGGCTTCCAATATGTGAGGTATCGTATGGCAAATGGAGCAGAACTTGAGTTAATTCATAATCCACTCTATGATGATAGGGAAATTAACTTTGCTATTGACCCTGTTACTGGGTATCCAGAAGAGTCACAGAGGATAACATTCCTTGACTTTAGTGGACAGGGTACAGACTTTGGTTCCGGTAACATTGCTATTATGCACAAAGCTAATAGCTTGAAGTTAGCTTATGTGTGTGGTTTGCAGACACCTTATGGCCCAGCTAACAAGGGACAGCAGGCACACTCTGGTGACTACTATGAGATGCACGTTCAAAAGCAGTGTGGATTACACATTGAAGATATAAGTAAGTGTGGAGAGTTAATCTTAGCACGAGCTTAAACAAGAAGGGGGATTCGTGTGGGTCTCCCCCTTTTTAATAGGTTGAAACTACAGGTACAGGTTAAACTACATATATGATTAAGACAGACACTTTGGTAGAGGTACGCCCTCTAGATACAGAGAAGTGGCATGGCAAGAAGGGTAAGGAGAACTTTGCCCAGCCAAAGACACTAGAAGTTCTTTTTGATAGGAAAACAGGTGGATATGCTACTGGACTTACACCTGAGGAAGCAGAGCATTATGGTAAGATACTAGGAGTAGACTTATCAAATGTTTTCAGTCCAGATAGTCCACATCCTTATTGGAGTAGTAAGGCTTCATGGATACCATTACCTAATCATACTAAGGTTTTTGATATGAAAAAACCTGCTGAGTATGTGAAGATAAAGAACATGAAGGCTTCAAGTAGGGTAGCTAATAGCTTAAAGGACTATGAAGATGGTCTATATCCAGAGGCTACTCACTACATAGTAGATGAGGTAGAAGAGATAGCTGGTAAAGCTATTATGGCTAACCATAGGAAAGAAGCTTATCTTATGCTGGATAAGATGACTGATACTGATAAGACTTCTATGATACAGATACTATCTAAGAAGAACCTCAAGGGTAGGACAGCAGACTTTATCAATGCAGAGATAGACGAGATACTGCTAGATAAAGAGAGATTAGAGCCTTTCTTGAGATATGCTAAGATGGGTAGAGAAGAGGTCAATTTAAGAGCTACATTACTGGTTGGTCTATCACAGAATGTACTTACTAAAGAGGGAGAATCAATATTCTATATGAGTGAGTTACTAGGTATAGATATTGACCAAGCTATTAAGTGGTTTAAAGACCCAAATAATCAGAAGCTTAAAGTGGCGATATTGGATAAAATAAAGTAACATGACTATTAGGGAGATGCAATTTGACTTCAAAATGAAGTACAATAGTGTAGATAGTCAAAGAGATGAAGACTTTGAAATCCCTGAGATGGACTGGTTACTTAATGAAGCTCAAGAGGTATATGTTAAGATGAGAGCAAATCCAAAGATAGGTGCTGAATATGGATTTGAGGTTAATCAGAGAGGTATAGATGATTTAAGGACAATAGTAATAGACCAGAAGAAGGGAGTAGGGCAGGGTGTGGTAGCTTATGATACTGGGAGTGTATTGGCGGCTTTGCCACCAGATTACTGGTTTCATCTTAATAGTAAGGTATATGCTTCAAAGGATGGTTGTGAAGATAGGAGATTGTTCACTAAGGAGATACAGCATGATGATGAGCAGGATATGTCACCTTTTGACAGAAGTTCTTTCAGATGGAGAGTAGCTAACATAAGGTTTAATGATGGTGGTATAAGGATATTCAATAATAATGGTGAGTTTATAGTGAATGAACTATGTATAGAATATCTAAAGAAGCCTGTAGAGATGCACAATGCTGCTGATTGGATAGGTGGGACTTATAATAAGCTAGATGGAACTGTCTTAACTGGTAGGGCAGATTGTAAGTTACCAAGTAACACACATAGGGAGATAGTTGATTTAGCAGTAGTAATAGCTGCTAATGGTAAGAGTTCCCCTTACTATAATGTGAAGATGAACAAAATGAGTTTTGCAAGATAATTACATAATTAATTAAATAGATAAAAAATGGCAACAGAAAATCCTGTTTCACAAGTACTAGTAACTAGTGGTAATCAAGCTATCTTAGGTACTGGCTTGAGAGTTGATTCACTGAAGAATGGGCAGTTAGGAATATTTAACTACCATACAGGGCTGTCAGTAGATGGTACTGTGCTAGGAGACTGTCAAGACATTTTCATAGCCTTGGGTATTAACAGAACAAGTGGTGGTACTGCTAACATGGAAGACCTACGAAAGTCAGCAGGTCAGGTCATACAAGTAAGGAATACAAAATCAATGACTGTTAAAGGTCATGTGGTTGAGATTCCGAAGATAGTTGATGTTAGTGGTTATACTGCTAAGTGTGATACTGACTATATACTGAAGGTAGAGTTCAGGTCTGTAGCTGCATACATGACTAATGGTTACAATAATGTGACTAAGAGTTATGCTTATCATACAGCTTGCTGTGCAGATGAGTGTGCTGATTGTCCTACAGGTGATTGCACAGAGTTGGCA